TATCGGCAGAGTTGCTCCGATCTAATATCAAAGACGAGGAAAACCACGATCTGGCTCTCAGCTACATTGCCAACGCAATTGGCACTGATGCTAAAGCTGAAGCAGAAGCACTCCGACTTAGAGATGCTTGGGAAGCGCATCCTGATCACACAGTCCTCAAAGCACTGGTGGCCGAACGTGCAATTTTCTTCGTACTGCTCCCATTCTTTAGGTTTAATGGTGACGCTGGACTTAGGACCGTATCCGCTGACATCAGCAGAGACGAACAGATCCATGTCGCATGTAATAGCCTCGTATGTGAGGAACTAGGACTTAAACCATCACAATCATTGGATAAGTTGCGTAAAGCGACCATTAACTGGATTCTACAACCACTAGGTACAAATACCCAGTCGAAATATTTGGACAAAAAATTTTGGCTGGATGCGAGCGATCGCTTGATGTATGAAGGCAAGGCTCCCGAACTTTCTGACACCAAGAAAGCCCGGATGCCAGCATTCTTTGAACATAGTAATGTCAATCTCCCTCAATATGCTTGAGACCTCTGGTCTTCAGCTTCAAGGTCTCCTCCAACAACTGGAGGAGAACTTTCCACCAACTAATCCCCACCCGGATGACCCAATCAGTCTCATAATGTACCGCTCGGGTCAACGTTCTGTTGTCGAGTGGATAACTTATCAACTCAACGAAGACAACAATGGCTAACAAGATGGTCGTAGCTGCTGGTAAGAAAATGGCTAAGGCAGCACCTGTAAAGAACAACAAGCCTAATAACAATAAGCCTAACGCTAGTAAGCCTAGTGCTAGTAAGCCTAGTGCTAGTAACAGCAGTAAGCCCTCTGCTTCTAAAGGTAACAGTGGTGGTAGCGCTTCCAATAAAACCAAGCCGTTACCTAACGCTACTCCTAAATACGGTGTAGGTAAACAGACCGCTGCACAAAATCATTACAACACACAGAACTCCATCAGAGACTACGCTGATCAACAGCATGGTAAAGGTCTGAAGATTGGAGACCAGAGTCTTGGTGATCACTTCAACCGTGAGCTGAGCCAAGCTGAGCAGGACTACCTGTTTAACTATGCAGGCTCTAAAGGTTACGGCTTCGGTGATGCCTTTGGTTCTCGCTATGCCGGTCAGACTGCACAAGATCCTGGTGATCCTGCACGTCCCTACCGTCCTGGTGGCCTTAACGCTGCCATGATTGATGGTGGTATTGGTCGTAAAGAAATCATGGCTCGTGTTGATCAACGAGCTAAAGATAAAGGTAAGGACTTCAATAAGAACAATGCCTACATGCGTATTGCTGACCGCTGGTCTAGTAAAGGTGGTGCATTAAACATTGGAGCCTTGAAGACCTTCAACCAAAAGTTTGAGGACAAGAATCCATGGGCATCCTTCACAAACCAACGGTTTGATGACAACGGTCTAACCATCGCTGCACTTGGCAAGAACAAGTCACAGAACGAGTTGTACTCTGCAGGTAAAACCATGCTTGATGGTAAAGGTTACGCTAAAGGTGATACCTTTACTCGTCTCCTTGATGGAAGCCTTCGTGCCGCTCCTCGTATTGGTAACACTGGCTACATGAACCAATTCACTGGTGGCTTCGGTGAGATTGGATTAAACACAGGTGGTACTGGCGGAGGTGACACTGGTCTTGAAGGTGGTGGTTTTGAGGAGCCAATCATCGAAGAAGAAGAAAAGTCTTCTGGAATGATGGGTGGTGGTAACTCCGGTGTAGGTGCCAATGCCCTTGGTATTAAACGTAAGAAATCATCCTGGGCTGAGTCTCGTCGCAACGCTGGTGGTACTGGCAACCTTGCACGTAGTAACTTCTCCATGGGAATTAACACAGGTCTGAAATGAACGCTAAGTCTCGTTATGATTATCTCGCTTCACGTCGTTCCGAGTATCTTAACGTAGCTGAACAGTGCTCAAAGCTCACCCTTCCTTACCTCATCCATGAGGATGACAATATGAAAGGGATGCGATACCTTGCCACACCTTGGCAGAGTGTCGGTGCAAAGGGAGTTGTTACTCTGGCATCCAAGTTGATGCTAGCTCTGCTCCCCCCGCAAACATCCTTCTTCAAACTACAACTAGATGACACCAAAGCAGGTGATGGGTTTGACCCACAGATCCGTAGTGAACTGGACCTTAGCTTTGCCAAGATTGAACGTACCATGATGGAGATGATTGCTGCTAGCAGTGATCGTGTTGTGGTACACCAAGCTTTGAAGCATCTAGTGGTAGGTGGTAACGCCCTTATCTTTATGGGTAAGGAAGGACTGAAGCTATACCCACTGAACCGCTACGTCCTAGAACGTGATGGTAACGGCAATGTAATTGAGATTGTCACCAAAGAAAGAATCAACAGGAAACTTCTCCTTAAGTTCCTCCCTCCTGAAGAGCAGGGTAAAGAGAACGATGAAGAAGTTGATGTGTACACACATGTAAGGCGAGACAACAATAGGTTTGTCTGGCATCAAGAAGTCTTTGACAAGATCATCCCTACATCGCTAGGCAAGTCTCCCGTTGACTCCAGTCCATGGCTCCCTCTTCGCTTTAATGTAAGTGAAGGTGAGGTGTATGGGAGGGGTCGAGTAGAGGAGTTCCTTGGAGATCTCCGCTCATTGGAGGCACTCATGCAGGCCCTCGTAGAAGGCTCTGCAGCAGCCGCTAAGGTTGTCTTCGTAGTGTCACCCTCAAGCACAACTAAACCCGCCACGCTGGCGGCTGCAGGCAACGGTGCGATCGTTCAGGGAAGACCTGATGACATCGGTGTTGTGCAGGTAGGTAAGACAGCAGACTTCAAGACAGCATCCGACATGGCTGGTGTCCTTGAACGTCGATTGTCTGATGCATTCCTTGTCCTTAACATTAGGGACAGCGAACGCACTACAGCTGAAGAGGTACGTAACACACAACTTGAACTAGAACAACAACTCGGTGGACTATTCTCCCTGTTGACTGTTGAGTTCTTGGTACCTTATCTGAATCGTAAGTTGGATGTAGCACAGAAGGCAGGGGATATCCCACGTCTTCCTAAAGATCTTATCCGTCCTACGATTGTTGCTGGTATCAATGCCCTTGGTCGTGGACAAGACAGGGAATCCCTGACTCAGTTCCTGACCATCATTGCTCAGACCTTAGGTCCTGATTCCTTCCAGCAATATATCAATCCTTCTGAAGCGATCAAACGTCTTGCAGCTGCTCAAGGTATTGATGTCCTCAACCTGGTTAAAGGTATGGAGGAGATCCAACAAGAGAAGCAACAGAACATGGAGCAACAACGTCAGATGGAACTCACCAAGCAGGTGGGTCAACTGGCAAGCACTCCACTGATGGATCCACAGAAGAACCCACAAGCATTAGAACTGGTTAATGGACAAGCAAACACCCAGCCGCCCCAAGCGGGTGAAGAACCCCCCGGTGACCAACCCACTCTCTAAAGAGGATCAGGAAACGTTCACTGAAAACAAATACGCTCCACGTCGTAAGATCGGGAAGACTACTGTTGGTAGTGAGAACCGAGTTGAGACGGTGGGGCTTGGAAACCTTACTGTAATTACCACCAATGGCTACACTGACGTATGATGCTACTGAATACCAAGAGGGAGAGTTCTCCCAAGAAGAGCAGGAAGCACTTGCAGTAGGTGAGCAACTACAACAGGAACAAGAACAGCTACTTGCTGGTAAGTTCCGTGATGCTGAGGATCTAGAACAGGCTTACATTGAACTCCAACGTAAGCTTGGTGATCCTGATGCTAGGCAACAAGTAGAAGAGCCTCAACAAGAAGAGGTAGAGACTGAACAAGAAGCCGTTGAGAACTTCCTGGATAGGATCTGGGAAGAAGCTCACGGTGAGTACTCAGAGGAGACACTTAACCAACTCTCCAAGATGGATCCTGCTGAGGTAGCACAGATGTATCTGGACTACCGTCAACAGATTGAATCCAATGTACAAAGCACTGACCTCTCACCTGAAGATGTTAGTGAACTGAAAGGTGTTGTTGGTGGTGAGCAACAGTATGAGAACATGATTGCTTGGGCAGCACAGAATCTGCAACCCCAAGAGATTGATATGTTTGATGCTGTAATGGATCGTGGTGATCCGGTATCTTGTTACTTCGCTATCCAAGCCCTTGCTTACCGTTATGGTGAAGCAGCTGGTGTAGAAGGTGAGCTGTTGACAGGTACTGCACCACGTCAATCTGCTGATGTCTTCCGCAGCCAAGCAGAAGTTGTACGAGCGATGAGTGATGCTCGCTATGACAATGACCCTGCATACAGGCAGGATGTCTACGAGAAACTTGAACGCTCTAACCTTGATTACTAATGACTGATAACCTCTGGGCTAAAGAACCCACTATGTACATGGACCCTAACTACACTGTGACTCACAACGAACGTGCTGAACTCCTTAATGGTCGCCTCGCTATGCTTGGTTTCGTGGCTGCTGTTATCTCTTACGCAGTAACAGGTCAACTGATCCCTGGAGTTTTCTAAGTTATAAGGCCCCCTAATAAAGCGCGTTTATTAGCGGGGCTAGTAAGAGTAAGCAATATAAAAGTTCTTTGCTTTATTCTTATGTTACCTGTACTAACTACGCTATCAGTTCTCACTAGCTGGTATGGACCTGGGTTCCATGGTCGTCTTACAGCTAATGGAGAACGATACAATCAACACGGCCTTACTGCAGCGCACAAGACACTCCCCTTTGGAACACGACTAAGAGTCTGCTTCAAGAGGTGTGCCGTTGTACGGGTCAATGATCGAGGACCTTACATTCATGGTAGGGAAATTGATCTCAGTAAAGGTGCGGCTGATGCTATCGGTCTCACTGCTAGTGGTGTTGGGAGGGTCAAAGTAACACGACTCAATTAACACTAATGTCAATTGCAATTGCCCAGCGTCCCCCAATTACTCGGGCCTGGGATGAATTCTGTGACTGGGTTACCAGTACAAACAACCGTCTTTATGTTGGGTGGTTTGGAGTCTTGATGATTCCTTGCTTGTTGGCAGCTACCACCTGTTTTATTCTTGCCTTCATTGCAGCTCCTCCTGTTGATATCGATGGAATCCGTGAACCCGTCGCAGGCTCCCTGCTCTATGGAAACAACATCATATCGGGAGCCGTCGTTCCGAGCAGCAACGCCATCGGACTACACTTCTACCCAATTTGGGAAGCTAGTTCACTTGATGAATGGCTCTACAACGGCGGCCCTTTCCAGCTTGTCGTCTTCCACTTCCTCATTGGCATCTATGCTTACATGGGACGAGAGTGGGAACTTAGCTATCGATTAGGGATGAGGCCCTGGATCTTTGTTGCATACTCAGCTCCCGTGGCAGCAGCGTCAGCTGTCTTCCTCGTCTATCCGTTTGGACAAGGTTCTTTTAGTGACGCCATGCCTCTTGGTATCTCAGGCACCTTCAACTATATGCTTGTCTTCCAAGCTGAACATAACATCCTCATGCACCCGTTCCATATGTTGGGTGTCGCTGGTGTGTTCGGTGGCTCGCTATTCAGTGCGATGCACGGTTCCCTTGTTACGTCCTCGCTTGTGCGTGA